GATGCTCATGACTCTTGAATGTTTTTCTCCAAGCAGTTCCTTTCATACCACGAATGCCATGGGCTTCAATAGTATGATTAGCTGCGGCTTCAGCCAATTCAAATTCAAGTTCTTCTTTCATTTGACCATGCTTTTTTAGATCATTGTCAAACTGTTTGTTTGTTGCTTTGTTAATACCTTTAAAACGCTTATCGCCTTTGGCATAGTTACCAGCTGCATCAGATGCTTTAGCAGAAGCATATGCTGCTGTTTTATATTTTGCTAGCAGGTCAGTAGATAGTTCATCGATCTGAACTTCTTCTTTTGTCACACCTTTCAACTTACGATCCAGCACACGCTTCTGTAAGCCTGCTGGTGTATGTTCGGGCGCATCGTCTAACCTTTTGCGTAGCATTTTGGCAGTATCAATGTCGTATGATTTTGTTCGGGCTACTACATCTTTAGGTTTGTTTGCTGTGCCAGTAATTGGCAGTTTATCTCTGCCCCAACCTTGCATACCACGCTTGATAGACTTTAGCACGCTGCCTTCCACCACAACTTCTTCTTTCATACTTGCTTTGGCTGCCATATATGCGCCAATAGCCATCTTGCGACGTTCTTCTTTAGACTTATTATTAAAACGTGGATTAGTAGATTTAATAAAATCATTAATATAACCACCTGCGCCCATTTCTGGAGTTAGGTGTTCATTAACACCAGCAAGATTATCTTGTGCTTCTTTGTTTAAACCAAGTTCAGTTTTATTAACTGGTTTTTTCTTACCAGTCATAATATCTTTTTCTTTTTTATCTAAAGCAATCTCAGTATCAATTTGTGGACCATTTGCACTAGTCATTTGGTGTTTAAAACGCTTTAACTGTTGAGCACGATCATTTTGCTGGTCAACAGTTTCTTCTTTTAAGTTCATACCTTTACGCACATCATTATACATGGCGTCCTTATGTTCTGGTTTCATTTTCGATGGCGCACCTTTATGAAACTCTGCTTTATTTCCAGAAGCAGCATGCTCACGCATCTTGCTGGCAGAGATACCAGTAGTACCTTCAGCATCGGGATCACGTTCACCAGAAGAATGTACTGTTATCTTTTTAAAGTTATAGTGACCATGCGCAGAATCTTTACCGTTATATTTATGAAGAAGATTATGCATTTCTTCATGACGATCAGAACCAGCAACCACGTGTAGGTGAGTTGCGCCAGCAGCATGAGCAGCTGCAGCATGGTGAAGGATAGTAGGTGATTCTTTACTTGCAGCAGTTACATTAGTTCCATGAAAAGCATTCTTAGCATGAGCAACTTTTTGCTCAGAACTTAGTGGGTTCTTCTTAGCATCTTGGCTATGGGAAACAATAAGGTTATGTGATGCGCCATGTTCTTTGGCAACTGAATGTAGTTTATTAACAACAGACTCATGACCTGATGTAATTGGATTCATGCGACCAAATGCCATTGCGTGGTGTTTTTCAGATCCATGACCCAATTGATTTTTATCTTCTTTCACGCAGCTACCATCCTCGTATGGTTTAGTGCCTTTCTTGCGTTTATAGCCAGTCCAGCAGATACCCTTTTCTTGTAGTTCTTTATAGGTGATCATATTAGCAATTCCATTTTCTTAACGCAAGTGCCTTACGAGATGGTTCGCCATTAGGTTTCTTCATTGAACCTTCCATGCCACCCATACGTGCACAGAAAGACTTACGACGATTTGCTGCTTTACTACCAGCCTTTAATTTTGATGGAGAAGTTGTAACTGGAGCCTTTAGATGAGCACCTTTACTGTTATATGCATCACGACCCTTTTGAGTTAGACCACCAGTTGAAGATTTGTAGCCTTTAGCATCAACTGCATATTCTAGTAGTTCTTCATCAGTAAGCGATTCTAATCGCTCCCAAATAAACTCTGAATCAACATTGTTATCAAATGCTAACTGTTCAATCGCTTCTTCAATAAGATCAAACTGTGCTTCGACTTCTTCATTCTTTGGTTTCTTACCAGCTTTTTCCATGGCAATGGCAATTGCTGCTTGTTGAGCCATATTAGCAGCTTCATTTGTTTGAGATGCCTTTAGTGCTGCTGCAGTCGGAGCACCTTCGCTTCCAGGTTTACGCATTTTTTCGCCAGAGCCAGCTTTAATTCGTTTTTGTTTGGCGTGAATATTATCCCAGAGACCACGCTCACCTTCTTGTATATATTTTTTAAATGAAATCATTTTCTTACCTTTAGTAGATTAGATCTTGCGAACTCAGCACGATTCACAAGTTTAGATGGTTCAGTCTTTCCATTATGTTCGTGGTTAATAACGAAACCTTCTGGCTTAGATTCTTTACCTTCTATATGGTGTTCATAATTACTATGACCACTTTCTAAGGACTTAACCAATGTATTTTTTGCAGACGCTAAATGATTATGAGCATTTAATACGTTCTCATAGTGCCCTTTATTTTTATCAACGTGCGCAATTTCTTCTGCACCTTTTGCTTGTTTAGCAGACTGGGCTTTTTCAGTTTTAACTTTAGAAACTTCTTTGGCATGATGTGTTTCTAAATGTGCCTTAAAACCTTTTGCGTTTGGCGTACTATTATCTCTAACAGTGCGATTAATGTAAGTAGCCAAATGACCACCATCACCACTATGACTTGGATGAATAGCGTTATACATTTTTGAACCATGTTCATCATGAATTGCTTTGGCAGCATTCATGTGTTTATGGAATTCATCTTGGTTTGATTGAGAATGATTTGCGCTACTAGTATCGTAGCTGGCAGCATGGTGGTGAACATCAGGATGCTGAGTAAATTCATGATGATTAACTTCATGATGAGCAGACATTGATTGAATGTCTTTACCATGATACTGTGTATGAACAGCAACACCTACCTTTGACTTTGCTGCTTTCTTAGCATCGTCGCCTTTAGCAGTATAGGTAATTGTGTTTGGAGTAAAGGATGATTTACCAGTTTTCTTATCATGGGCAACATCACCTTTATCACCACCAGAGTGCATGATATCACCTTGGTATACTTTACCCTTTGGAGTAACTTTTGGTAAATGGTGAAGTGCTGCTTTTAATTTATCAGCAAGACCTGGGGCATGACCATGGTTCTTATCGATGTCAGCATCAGTATGATTAATCTTTGGGTCTTTGTTGAACGCAGATTTAGAAGCAACAAAGAACTTACCATTCGTAGGATGAGATCCAAAAACTACAGCAGGAGAGCCATCATACTTAGTAGTAAGGTTTGCGTTGTTCTTACCAGACTTCATGTGTTCATGAGCGTGCATTAATGCTCCATGAGCATGCTCGAATCCTTCATGACCATGCATTAATGGTCGATCTTCTGGATGCGTAATGTGCTTTAACTTAGCACCTTCGGCTTCTTCTTTTAAGAATGTTTTAAACGATAACATTATTCTTCCAGCAAAGTTTTTTGTTCTGTAATTGGTTCTATCCAAAGTTTTTCAACAATAGGTTCAGTAGATGTAAACGGAGTTTTAGTCTCGCTATTATCTTCTGCTGCTAGTTTGTCTAATTCTTTTAAAACCGCATTCATTAAGTTTGACATATTATTATCCTATTTTCTTTGCTGAAGCACGTAAAAACCATCCATGTTTTTGATGTGTATCTATACGGTCAGCAATAAAATTACATATCCCTTGCTGATTCTGTTTTGTAGCAACAGCGAACACTTTATTTAGGCTGGCAAGAACTTCTTCATTTGCAGCCAATAAACTTGCAAGAATATCTGAAAGCAGGATCTTCCTGTCAGTTTCTTCCTGTAGGGTTTTAAATTTAAATAGTTCATCTAAACTTACTGGAGCATATTCGTCTAACTTACGTAGAAGTTCAGCGATTGGATCTGTCGAATTATATACATCAATATACAGATCTCCAAAGAACTCATGATATTGAGTAAACTCTATACCTTCTACGTTCCAGTGGAACTGATGTGTTTTGTAGTACATGACAGTTGCATTTGCCAGTAATACTTTAATTGCAGTTTTTAATTCATCCATTTAAAATACTCTTCTATCTTTTCCACGAGAAACAGTCCCATGAGTTAATCTTGATTTTTCAATTCTTCTAACAGTGGGGATTAAACTAGTAGTCATTTGTTTAATCTGCGACACTTTTGTTTTCATACGTTTTTCAATACTTGCTTTTTCATCTGGCGCCAAGTTACGTAACTTTCTACCACGCAACATTCTTTTTTTCATCATTCTAATTGCCATTCTTCTGGCACGACCTTTTGCTTTTTTACTGTTAGCAGTGGTATGTCTTGCTATTCCAGCTTTAAAGCTACGTTTCTTTTGGCTGGTGCGCAATCTAAACTTTGCATGTTGTCTTGAAGAATTAGTTGCTTCATCAATAGTTTCTCTATCCGAAACGTATTCTTTAAACGACAGCATTTGAACTACTCATTGGATCAAATGTCTTAGAAACAAAATCTTGTGGTGCCAAACCAGCTGACTGTTCACTTTGATTTTTAACAGTTGATTTGAAAGGTTTTAACCTTTTCTTCTCTACTTTCTTTTCAACTAATTTAACATTCTGAATCCACTTACTAATTAATTTACCAGTGATTTCTTTTAGTAATAAGTGATTGGAACCACGCTTAACAATCTCATACTGTTGGCCATCTGCTTCTACTTGTTCACCAATATTAAAAATCTCTCCACGGAAATACTTCTCACGGAGTTCATCTTTAACTAATTTAATTTCTTCTTTAATTGGCTCAAGTCCTGAACCAACTCTAATATCATTCATCAATCTGCGAGAATCAATCTCACGAATTGCTGATGGTAAATTCTTTTTAAATTCTTCATATAAACCCTTTACTGCATAGTTGCGAGTAGCATCTTCACTGTCAGGATCTATATCTAATGCTGCTATAACTTTGGCTTCCTTCAAAGATTTCTTTACAGAAGTATGTTTATCAGTACTTGTTACAACAATAACATTACGGTATGTTTCTTTTAATTTTGAAACAACTTCATTAAGATTATCTGAATACGTAGAGAAATATGTATTCGGAAATAACAGATTAAGATACTGTAATTTCTTTTCTACTATTAATGGATTCTTTTTTGCATCGCTTATGTCGGATGCATAGATGGCGTAGCTGGCATTCTTCTGCTCAGCTAGAGATTTGACTGCCTTTACAAGAAGTTCATGTCCGATCGTCGGAGGGTTAAACTTCGAACAGGCTAGAACTATCGTGTTACTCGGCAGTTCTTTTATAAGTTGTCTATAATCTTTCATTTAATCCATCAATTTAATAGTGTTATATCTGTTATTTAGTAAACTTTGTAATGCACAGAGGAGAATGCATTCATCTTCTTCGCTGCTAAATACATCTTCTTATATACATCTCCAGGATTTCCAGCATTCTCTAAAGAGTATATGTAGTATAACAGAACGACTGCTCTTCGAACTTCATAGTCACCCATCTTATCATTTATGCCAGAAACTGTTACAAATTTAAACTTATTCGCAGTAACATATGCAGCGAATTTTTTGTAGTTTGGAAGAGAAGCCATGGAACTAATCTGAGTCGATACCGTTGAAGATACTTTAGTAGCTTTCTTCATATCTGAAATTACGGTAAGCATTCCAGGAAATTCCTCGTTCAGCATATCACGAGAAATCGCACCATCCCAAACTTTAGCGTCTTCTGGTTGTCCCTCACCATATGTATTAAGTTCACCAGAAGCACCCCTTGGTCTAAAGCGGAATCTATACTTAATAGTTTCTTTGAATACTTTAATGTCCAACAAGAAATCAAAGTAAGAGTTACTTACTTTATAGTCAAACTTCTTAGAAGGTTTCTGATACATGATACTTTTAATGTACTTAGAATCTACTTCTATTTTAGATATGGTTGCTTTGGCACCAGCAACTTTCTTTAAAGATATACCGATGATATCTTTGGAGGTAAACTTCTCTTCAACAAATTTGTTTAGGTCTTCAACACCTGCTTTCTTAGCAAGTAATTTTTCGTGAAGAGCATTAATGGCCAATGTTAATTTGGCTGCGCTATTTTTCTTAACTGCCCATATGTCTGACGGATTCCAGTTATCTTTACTATCTGGAAGAACTCTGGCGTCAGTTATTTGATTTAAAAATTCTGGTTTCTTAGGATTACTATCACGGTAGAAGTCATATAGACCAATGTTACTTTTGGGGATAACAGTCAAAACTGCATTAATAGTTTTCTCAAATGAGTCATGCCAATCTTTACCGAATTCAAATTTGACTGCTTTGTTAATTAATTCTTTAGTTGGAAATTTCTTATTAATAGAGTAGTACTCAAGACAAAATCTAGTTCCATCTTCTTGTTGAGCAGTTGAAGGTGTCTTTGCCGTAGTAGCATTACCTTCTTCATCAATAACATTCTGTAATCGACCACCTGATTTATAGAGGAAAACTTTATCTGAGCCTACCTCAACTAAAAACTTATTACCTTTTTGATCAGTTATCTTGGCAGTTTTAACAGTTCCTGCCGCAGCAACAACATTACTAAAACCCTTATCATCAGTAATCTTAATTAGTGGTGTTCCAGGTGCCATCTTTCCATCATCTGTTTCCAGATACATCATGTTACTAAATGGGGTGAATTTGGCGATGACTGTCTTCAATGCTGGTTTCTTTGCGACCAGCATGTCGAATCCTGCCTTACCTTGGAAATATTGTTTAGCCATAACCTTTATTTAGGTCATGCGATTATACTTACGATCCCATTTACCGATCTGGTCTATAATCTTTCGAGTGGCTAGATTGTTTCTTAAATCGTAATCAAACGTGTTTAAAAAATAGTGAAGAGTAGAAGAATCTCGTTTCTTTTTGTAACGACTCAACAGGGTGTTGATTTCTACTCGTGGTCTGCGCATTTTAAAATCTAGATACACACAATGCGCATATGCTTGTATCTCATCAAACTCAGAGAGGTATGCTCTCTGTTCATCTTTCTCGGCGATCCCTACTTTCTTATAGGGAACTACGTAATTACTCCATTCATCGCCACGTCTATCATATTGCATGAAGTGGATTATCTCATGCATGAGAGTTTGAAAGAAACGTAACTTGAATGCTTTCCAAGAAGTTTCTGTAAATGGAAAACTATTAAATTTCTTTGTATAAATCTGCAGGGTTATTTGGCGTTCATCAGGAGAATACTCACCACCGATAGCTACGTATTTTTCTGCCCACTTTGCTTTGGTTTTTTCATTACACCATTCAACCTTAGTGCGCCATTTCTTAACATAGTTTGCTAAGCCATCTTGATCGTTGCGATACTTATCTAAATCTACCCACACTTTCGCTGGAACGAGTTTTGCCCTGAAAGGACGCTCATAGAAATTGAGTAAGTCCATCCAGTCATAATGTGCGGTTTCTAGGAAAGTCATAGTTCCCAGAAAGTCCTTGCTTAATTAAATTGCTTCTCCAAAAATGCAAGAACCTTCCTCTGCTCCTCTAAGTTAGTGTTCACAAACTCAGTAATATAAGGCATCAAGTCAAAGTTTGACATTAGGTTACTATATTTAGTTTCTCTTCCTCTTAGGAATTGCTCGGATTGGTCAGATCCACGATCTATATAGCGTTGTTCTAAGATATTTTTAGGAACAGTAAGGAAAACCACTACCAATTCGGTATTAGGTAGCCCCATACAGAACTCTAAGAATGACTGGTTAAACACCCGATCACCCTCAAATAGGATGTTACAATTATGGGATGCGATCCATTCTTGTAGGGGTGGTTGAACTGCCATAGATAGTCGGTCAGTTCCAGCAAAGGTTTCACCCTCTTCATACTTACCAAGAACATAAAGATCTCGTTCGGGATTACAACTGGCAACAACCAATTTTGCTGGAGCAGTTTCGATCCAAGATTTATCTTCCATATATTTACGGAACAACGTAGTTTTACCAGTTCCAGGAGAACCACCAACTGCCACAATTTTTCTAGTTTTTGCTGCTGCAGTAGTTCTTTCAAAAGTAATAATATCGTCAATACCGATTCTTTCTTCAAATGCCATTTTTAATCTCCTGAATCATTTGTGTTAGTTCTTCCTTAGTAAATACCCAGACACGACCACGGAATGAATGTGTGTCGCTGTCAATTTCATGTTTCTTTGTGAAGGTCATCTTCTTAATCATATCCCGTGAAGCCAGTTTTGCTAGATTATTTTTAATAACATCGGCATAATCTACATTACTTTCACGGAGTTTCATAAGTTCAAACTCTAGCACCCTATGCTCAACTACAAACTCATTGAGTGCGTATCGATCAATAATTTCTTCAACCTGTGGACGGATATTAAATGCGCCAGTCCCAGTAGCTGTAGTAATAGTTCCAACAGTTAATGATGAACCACCATTCCCAACCAAAGGTGAACCAGTAATTGTAATAGTATCGTTACCAATATCTTCATACATAGCAGAAGTGAGCCCAGTCATTTGACTTTTAGTAATAGCCATTAAAAATTCTCCAATCCAATTAAAACTTCTTGTTCATCATCAAACATCCAATTCAAGTTTTCTATTTTACCTGAATTTATAAATGCAGGAAACTTTTCTTTATCAATTCCTCTTTTATTATCTAGACGTAAATCAATTGTTTCATTTCTTGAATCCCAAAGAACATCCCAGTCAATACCGTACCAACCATCACCCTCAGCTTTAATAATCTCTTCAGCTTGGCGATCTAGGTAATACCCAAGGTAACGCCCATGATGTGCTCTAAAGATTTTCTTAAATGAACATAAACAAGTTTCCATTGTAAAGAAATCTATTTGCGTTTCCAAATCTGGGAATCTATCTTTAGTTTCGATGAGGATAGATTTGGCTTCGTGCTCAAGAGTTGCATACTCTTGACTAGTGAGTTTTCTATCCATATCGTCATTTCTGCCAATGGCGCAAAGTAATCCATTACGATGAGAACGAGAGCCATCGTAATCATCCAGCATGAGACTAGTAGGGCTGATGCGAATACCAGCGGTATGCTTAAGATGCTGAAGATAAAACCAAGTGGAATAGCGACCAAACTTATGCAGCCCAGACTTAACGCTCGCCCACAAGTTATCAAAGTTTTCTTCCTCATTGTGTCCATAGAATCTTTCTAATCTTTCTCGTTGAGATATGCCACCGATAAACTGTTGATAAGAAGCAAACATAGCAGGCAGATGCCCCTTGTTCCACTTAGTATCAGTTTGGTAGCGTAATCGTTTATAATTTGTTGCGTTCCATTGTGTAATGCGATCAACTGTTGCTAATTCATAATCAGGAAATTCATTCATCAATACCCACGCAGTTGGTAGTTGATAAGTGTTACCGTAAAGCCAAGCGAGCCAAAGACGTTGTTCGTCATTATGCTCATAGCGTTTATTGAGATAGTTCGTAGCCCAAACAGCTGGGTCACAGTCGTCATACTTCAACGACCATGCGTACCAGCGGATAAACGCTTCTCTATTATGTTGTGGTAGTCTGTAATCCATTAAAAATGTTTACCTAATGGTCCTTGTGTTTCTTTTGTTTCCCACCACTTCTGTTTCTCGATTTTAATTTGATTAATGAAATCTTTATTCTGAATTATAGAATGTGCATTCTCTAACCATTCTGAATGAGACCACTGCCCTTTGCTAGTATTCTCATCTAGGCAACATAGGTATACATTCTCAAACGTATATCCTATACTACTATCATATCTATCAAGAGAAATGTTTGTTGGACATGGTTTCCATTTTCCATCTATGGATTCAGTTGGATTTAATGTCATAATTCTTTTAGAATAAATGGATAATCCATTTTGCATTTTCCATATTTCAGCAACTTCAAAGGCAGTAACAGTCACATTATATCCACCAGTATATCCACGTTCACCTGCTTGATATCTTGTTGATGGTAATCTTTCTTCGCTGTAAATTCTTAAAACATCATCATATGTAGGTAGTTCCCCAACATAATATCCTTCTCTTCTGGCTTTATTCTGTTTCTTTTTTCGAATCTGTTCAGGAGTTAATTCTAGTATTTCGTCTTCAAAACCTAAAAGTATGCTCATAATATAGCTCCATTATCAATGTTCCAACCATAATTATACCTTATTATGCAATTAAAGTAAAGCAATATTTGACTCAAAAATCGTCTATTTTGACCCCTATTTGGGTGTTTGCAAGGTCGTAGAGGGTCATACAACCCCCTTTACCCTTATGGTTGACCGCTTTATTGATAGTGGTGTCGGAGAGGTCGTAGTCGCCCTCTAAGAAGGTATCTCCCCCTATACGGAAGATTGATAGCTGGCAACCACTCTTTTGAGCACCCCAGAAACGGAATCCTAGACGCTCGTAGAAGCCCACGGCAGTCTTCTCAGAGGATACCCTGAAGTAAGTAGCCCCATTCCCTCTCGCTCGTTTTAACGAATCCTCGCAGAGTAATCGAGCCGAACCTTTACCCCTATGCTTTACAAAAGTATGCAGTAGTTGTAGGTTTGCAACATGAGGTTTGGTCTTTGATATTGTGGTAATAATTGCAGCAGTTAAATCATTACCATCATATGCCCCAATACAAAACTCCCATTGGTCTTGCATATCTGCCTTAGCAACAAATGTTCTGGCAAAGTTATCAAGTGGATTCGTCTGATCTATACTTGAGATAAAACCAGCACGAGAACACTTAGACAACTTCAACATAAGTCCTTACCTTTTCGCCACGATCTTCTGGATGTTTAGTTTTCTCCCAACCAATAAACTGATTGAGATCCCAAATCATTGGAGGGAAAGTATAATTATTATTTGAGATTAGTTCAAGAACACTCTGACCATCGTTTAATGCAGCATCAAGAAAGTCTTGAACAAATCTAAAGCAAGATTCTAATTGAGTACGATCCATTGTACCACGAAACAATCTAAACTCTACCGTATCGATATGCTTTAGTGCGTACATATTAATAGCGTAGCGGAATGGGCGACCCATTGAAACTCCATCTTTACCTGCAGCATGCATTTTAATGAATGAAGGAAAGTCTGTTGCTAGATTAATAATGTTATCTGCCATGTAGTCTGGAAGAGTACGACCACCATCAAACTTCAAATACATCTTTGCGCCTTTGGCACCTTTCATTTGATTGTGCTCAAAGTAACCATACACGTTCTCTACTGTATCGTGTTGGTTTTCTTTAATGTATTTGGTTAGACGTTTCAGTGCATCAATATCATCACGTAGACCAGGAACCCGACAATGAATATGTGTATGAGCAGTAGCACCAATTGTAGGTGGAGTACCATTCTCAATGAATAGTTTTTGAATTTGAAAATACCGATCAACTTGTTCTTCCCAAGTTCTAGTCGGTTTTGTATTGATCTCACCACCGAATGGAGGATCGATGCCAAGTGGGTCAGCGCAGACATATTGATATGGCTCTCTTAGATTAATAATATCTCGCTCTGAGAATTCCCAAGTACCGAGATGTTCTGGAATTGAAAAAGAGCGAGAAACATCACCCCACTCTATTTCCATCCCGTAAGTATATTTGTCAGTTGGATATGGTTTCAGTTTCATAATCTACTTTCTGCAAGTCTTTATGTTTAGTTGGAATCGTTTTGACATGCATTGTCATTTTCTCATCAAACGTAAGGTAGGTATTCATTGGGACTTCTATTGCTGGCATTTTAATACCTGCTCGTTTAGGAATATCTGCAGTAGAAGTAATTATAACTCCATTCGTCAAAGAAGTCAAATAAAGTGGACGCTTGCCATTACGATAAACATTAAGGTGTTTATCAAAGGTCAATTCACAAACTGCCATAGATGCATCTTCATATTCAGAAAGAGGATCTTCTGAATGCAAAACTAATTCAGAGTCATTACTTGTTTCGCATGGATACTTAAATAACTTCTCCCAGTTCTCTGGAAGTTCTTGAGTAATTACACCATTATGAACAATTGCATGATTATCATTTGCTATGGGTTGGTTATACAATAAATCGCTAGTAGAATATCTACAGTGACCAATAAGGTAAAGATTACCATCATCATTTATCATCTCCTCTAAATTATTTAAATGAATAAATCTATCTGCAGGAACTGGCTCTTTGAAAGTAAGAACCTTACCATTATAAATGATAGACATTCCCGTTGCATGCATCCCTCGAATCTTTGACTCAAGGAACACCTTACGTATAGTTTCAAAATCCTTTGGTGTAGGATTCTGAATCAAAGCACCAATTACGCTACACATTAGTTTAACTCCAATAAGGTTAACATCTTATCTTCACCAAACGTACCTGAATAAAATGTATTGAATGCTATAGAAATTCTATCATATTCTGATTCATTGTTATTAACATAATGTTGTAGATGCGACGGGAATAATACTAACATATTCTTACTACAATTAACAGTATATACCTCAGTATTAAATGGGGTTGATTTTGTGGGTGTTGCTCGAAACGTACTATTGAGAAACTGTTCAAAGTGTATTGGCGATGGATTCAATGAAAGATAGTAAACTCCACTTACAATACTATTTGAGTGATTATGTTTATGGTGTCCAGTACCAGTTGAATTTTTATTTGCCCAAGATTGGGTTATACGTAATGATACTAAATCTTTTGGTGCCATTACATTCTCAACATACAACTTTAAATTCTGTTCAATCTCCGCCTTCAATTTTAAAAAAACCATATCATTTAATATATTTACATTACTTGAGGTTAAATTACCCCCAGCATTTGGTCCATAGTATTCTAATGAATTAATGTAGGCGATATCTTCTTGAGATAATACATCAATTGTATTAATGAATATTGGTGTTGAGAAAATAGAAGCAATCGAATGCATCAGAAGAAACTTTCTAGTGAAGATGCATTCGCTTCTGGATGCATCTTAAGTAATTCTTCACGACCAAGTTTATGCTCACAGTAATCATACCACTCTTGACTATCCCACATAGATTCTGATACACCATTCCAAAGTGGTTTCCAAAGTTGATGCTCTTTGTTTAGTCTACGAGATTCTACAAAATTAAAACGAGTATCTTCATATTCATGTGAACCAAGTTCTAGCATTTTCTCACGGAAATAAACTACCAATGATACACGCTCAGAACCTTCTTCACAAACAATAGGTGTATTACCATGCATTACTTCGTGGTTGTTAATTAGAAGCAAATCTCCTGGACGAACATTTACCGCAACACGATACTCAGGCGCAATTAAATAACCACCAGTGTAACGACCATCATTGGATAGTGTTAACAGATTAGATAAACCTTCATTCAAATCACCAGCATCTCTGTGTGCTGCAGTTCTAAATGTTTTATTAACAGTTACTGTTGTGAATGGAGTTCCTGGAACTAAGAACCTTGCGTCAAGTTTATTTGCTGCGGTCATTTGTGCTGCATATCGTTCAGGCAAAAGATTCTTAAATCCCTCAGCAAGATTTTGTAAGAATGGATATGACATTTTAAACTTATCAAAGTTGTCACGAGTATAAGAAGTAGCACGACCATAAGGGATACGTGGATAACGATCGAACCAACCAGCAATACCAGAATTTACTGCAGTACCATAGGTAGTTGTACTAATCATTTCCATAACATCTTCACACGCTTCTGCGCGATTCTGACGTCCCAGTGGTTTGATAGTATCTAACCATGCTTCAAAATCAAACTTACTTCCACGGAAACGAGAAATAACCCATACGTTGTTTTTACCACTACCCCCTGCCATGCGCTTATCATTTTCAGTAGGATACTTGGCACGAACAGTATCAATTACATCTTCTTCATCGAGAGATGAGTTGCGATTCTTTAGCAACGAATCCATCATTTCCTGTTGATAGTTTGTTACCCACTCACGACCCTCAGTTGTAGCAAGAATGCCATCTTTGATACCAGAAGCAAGTCCACGATTCTCTGTGCGAATAGCAGCTTCTCTAAGTCCGACATATGCGGCATCTTGTTGTTCTTTACTAAAATAATTCTTCCTAAACTTTAATACAATTCGTTTTTCAGAAATTGGATCTTCACCCATCTGAGGTGGCATATAAACATCAGTATCTTCTTCAATGAGATGATCATAATGTGATTCGTCAACAAACTTACCAAGAAGATGTTCACAATTATGTTTCTGTTCAGCTACAATTACTTTTACCATATCGTTCTCCTAAAACTTAAACCCACTGAATGCTTCTGCTTTTTGTCGTTTACCAAACTCGCTCTTGTCAAACATAGGCACGTCATCTTGTACTTGACCAGAATCAGATAACCCTACTTGAGCAGACGCTTCAACATCATATAATTTCATCTTTGCTCTATCAACACCAATAACAAATCTCTTATAAAAACTTGGATCGTTGTAACGATTCTTCAATTGCTTAACAATAATTTGATTCAACTGTTCAAGTTCTTCATTCGAAACTAACGCAAACATCAAGTCAGCAGTGGCAGGTAATCCAAACGATTCAGAAGTATCTTCCAAACCTGGATCGCTATTTGTAAATCCACTTCGAGTAGTTTGTGTGGCTGAAACAATTGGAACATTATATTCAACAGCCAAACCACGCAACTCTTCAGCGATGGACTTAATATATGTATAAGAGTTAATACTTCCACCTTGCTTCATACGCTGACTTGCACAGATATTCAGATAATCAATGAAGATAATATCAGGAAGAAACTCACGCTTCAACTTCAATTCTTCAAGCAATGCTCTAAAGTGACCAGCATGAGCACCAGCAGTGGGATACTCTTTGACGATTAACTTGCCTTGCGTTTTACTAGAGATTTTCTTAATACGATTA